GCGAACATTATATTTTGTTGCTCGACATTGTTGTAAGTGGTTTGGCCTGGTAGCATAACAAGTGCTGGCGGTACGCTAAAAATTCTACAGACCTCTTGCGCCTGAAATTGTCTAGTTTCTATGAATTGCGCCTCATCAGGAGCTATAGAGATCCTTTGATACTTAAACCCGAAAGGCATAAGCTTCGTGCCAGCGTTAGGGGCTCCATTATTCCAAGAGCCCTGGATCATATCCATTTGCTCCTTTTTGAGCGGCTGTTCTGAAGTCAGTACCCCCGTCATTTGTCCACTCTGGCCGAAATATTCGGAGCCGAAATCTTGCGCGCTTTTAGCTAGCCCTAGGTTTTCCCTATGTAGCCTTATTGGTGACATGCGAAATAGGTTGCATATCTCTAGCATATTCTCTGGACGCACTACGCCGTAATCCTTTACGACATATACCCGCTCATCTTTTACCTCTTTTAGATCTACATCTGTATAATGAACGTAGATAAGTCTACTACCATAGCCCCTATCATCCCTCTCTATAATAGCGTAGCCCATACCGTAGAGGAGAGCTGAGGCTACTATAGTCTCCCAGAACTCGTAAGGCGTTTGGGCTTCGTTAGGTTTATCATTAACCAGGTTCCTTGCTGGGTGTATATTTGCAACCTCTACATTTTTGCCATTCTTTACATATATCTCTAATCCTAGAGCTGCAATAGTAGAAGCTATCTTATATACACAAGCGTAAACGGTAGAAATAGCTAGAGCGCTATTTTCGTTAATGGAGGCCCCGCTTTTAGTTGTTGGAAATAGACCAACCTCCTGGGCTATTGTGTTGCTGTCGTATTTGCCCTGACGGTAACGAAATAGGCCCTTTAATCTTTCTGCTAGTGTACTCATGCGCGCGCGTATTATACGAATAATATATCTTAAATCCTAATTAAAGGTCAACTATCTCAAAAAGGATATCGTCTACAGGGTCTATGGTGTTCTGTACATAGCTGTTAAGGGCTATTATAGAGGCTATCACGCCGTCGACTTTCTTATTTTCCTTCTGCTCTTTTATTACTCTTTTATTCTCGTTATTGTCTGTATAGATGATAGCGCAACCGAATTGCCAGCGCAGGCACCGATTACCGCCGTGAATGATATTTCCCTTCATTATTTCCATTTCCATTTCCTTAGTCGGGCCGTTCATACTCATGATATTCTGAGCCATAGGCACCATTTCGATATCATTCTCTACTAGTTCGGCTACTATGTAGGTGCTGAACTTCGGGTCGTACCCTATTTCTCGCACATCGTACTTCTCACAGCAGTCAAGTATATACTGCTTTACTATCCTGTAGTCTGTTACGTTGCCTGGCGTTATGGTTATATCCCCATCCCTAGCATATTGTACATAGTCAATACCTGCGGCTAGTTTCTTGCTATGAGCCTTTACTGAATTGACAAATTGATGACAAATTAGATAAAAACACTTGTTTTCGTCATCTCTAAAGAGTAAAGCAAAGGCCGTTAAATCCTGAGTACTTGCTAAGTCTAGGCCTGCATAGGCTGGTAAGCTCGGCAACCTGTCGTATGGTATCTCTTTTGCCCCCTTCATATAGATGTCGTCTGGAATCCAGGCCGTTTCTGCACTGGTCCAAATGTTTAGATGAAGCCTCAAAAAGCTATTGATCATACTAGGGTTCGCCTTCGCTTTATTTACTGCATCTATGAAGTAGGCTTCATTGCATATAGTACCATAGCCTGGATTAGCTTTTTTCCAAGTTTCGGGGCTGGTCCAGTCGTCATCAGCGTCAGCTTTATACAGCACAGGTAAGAAAGTCTCGTCTACTATCGAGCCGTTGAGTATTGCTTCGCTGTACTCGTGCATCTCATAGCATACACTAGAGCGGTCATGGCCTGCTGTTGTAAGGCTTATTATCACAGGTTGACGCCTAGCACCTACCGAAGTAGTCAAAACATCGAAAAGCTCCCTGTTTGGCTGAGTGTGGAGCTCATCGAAGATAATGCCGTGACAGTTTAGGCCGTGCTTTGTGTACGCCTCTGCACTAATGGACTTATACCAGGAGCCTTTGTACTCGATTATATTTCTAAGCACCTTAGCCCTAGCTCTCAAGTGTTTATTGTTGCTTATCATCTCTTTGGCTATAGAGAAAACAATATTTGCCTGGCCTCTATCACCTGCGGCGCTTATTATCTCGGCCCCTGGCTCTTCGTCCGCGAAAAGTAAATAAAGCGCGAGGCCGGCGGCGAGGCTAGATTTTCCATTTTTACGCGGTATCTCGACAAAACATTGCCTGTATTTCCTTAACCCTGTAGCCTCAGACTTCCAACCGAATAGAGGCCGTATAATATCGACTTTCTGCCACTCCTCTAGGATAAAGGGCTCACCAGCGAGCTCGCCTTTTACATGGGTGCAAAACCTCTCTATAAAAGTTACAACGCGCTCTGCTGCCTCTTCATCGAAGTAGTAGCTCATTAGTGTGCTTGTGTCATTACTTCAAAATCTAAATCTTCATCTTCCATTTTTTGAATTGCTTTAAAAATTTCATAAACCACTTGAGGCACTATGGCGTTGCCGTAGGCTTTGATACTTTCGTTTCTCCACTTTGGAAAGGTGATGCCGTCCAGTTCTTTGGGAAGCCCATCATCTCCTCCACAAATAGGGGGTTGAGTTGGGAAGTTTTCCCACGCGTCACTACTATCGCTAATTCGCTTTTGTGTTGTTGACTTGGAGAATTTTCTTTCCCCTTCGCATCTTGCGCTAAAGGTGTCGGAAGCATCCCCGAATACTTCACTTGACTTAATAGACTCCCGAATTTTGTTCCGTTCTTGTAGCCGTTCTTTGCTACTCTCGCTCTCATCTTGTCGGGGTGTTCGTCCGTCATTACACTCGTTGGAGTTAAGAGCATCCCCTGAAATATCTGCTCTGTCAAGCACCCTGGAGCCCATTTTCTCCCTATCGACTCCCTGTACTCCGTCCGTTTTTTTAACCTCTCCTCTGTTGGTGCGATGTCTATTGTTGTTGGAGTGAGCAATAAACCAGATTCTATCTCGTCGGTGCGGTGCGTTTTTACCTGCAGCTGGAAGTAAATACGGTGTGACTTCGTAGCCTTCAGTTTCCAAGTCAGAACACACCTCCTCGAAAACCAATCCCCCTGACCAACTAACAATTCCGCGAACGTTCTCGCCCACGATATACCTGGGTTTAACCTCCCGAATGATTCGCAACATTTGCGGCCAGAGGTGTCTGTCATCTTCCGTTCCAAGTCTTTTTCCGCTTGTGGAAAATGGCTGGCAGGGGAACCCCCCTGTGAGTATATCAATTCGTCCAGTGTAAGCTGTTGCGTCAAATGTTTTGATGTCTTCATATAGTTTTGAATTGGGGAAGTGGTGATTGAGTACCTTTTGACAAAAGGGATCGTATTCGCAATGGAATATATTTTCCCATCCCATCCACTCGGCTGCTAAATCAAAACCCCCTATACCACTGAAAAGTGAGCCGTGTTTCATTTACTAAAATACTCACCTACTTCGTCATCCTTTGGCGCTGCCTCTCCTATCCAATTCTCTAGCCTTGCTATGATAGCCTGCTTTCGCATTCTAGCCTCTTTGAGCTGCTGCCACTCTGGGCGCATGCGGCTATAAGTATCTCCACTTTTGCCTATTACCTGGTAGCAAGTACCGTTAATGTCGCAATACTCCTGAAGCGTTTGCTCCTCAGCCTCTACACAAGCTAGCGTATATAACAGGCTCTGAGTGCCTGGGGTTAGATCTCTATGCGCTCCATATTGTAGGATACGCTGGTCCAGTATTGTTTGTTGTAGTTCAGTCATTCTATATTTGTTTTTGCCAAAATTTAGGGGCTCCCTTCATAGGGTTAGTGTGGTCCATGTATACTTCACAGGTAGCACATAAGATGTCATTTACAACTCCTAGCCCAGGCACTAGCTTCATAGTGACTTGGCTAACTGTCATTTCATCTTTGCATTTTGGGCATTTGAAATTATACATCTTTTTTCTCTTTGTGATATTGTTTACATACTTGGACTATCTTATCTATAGCCCCCGTTTCAGGAGTGTTAAAGTCTACTTTGTAATCGGTGGCATATCTGAGTATCCCTTCTATTCCATTGCGCAATGATTCGTCAGTCATCTTTAGAAAGCTTTAATATTTTATGAGATAGTATCTCCATGCATTCATGTTTTGTGCATTGGTGGCTGTACAGCTCTAGATCACTCATGTCATCGTAGCAGTCTCTAAGGGCGCTTATTGTTTTATCTCTTAGCCTGCGCTCCCTATAGGTTTTGAGTTTATAAATCGTACGTTTGAC